GATGAGTGAGAGGTTTAGAGTAGAGAGTATGAGTTGTACGGATGCAGTAGGGTATCTGAGTAAGATGATCGGCGTGAGTCGGAAGACGGCCGGCAAGAGTATTCAGAGGTTAGTGGATGCGGAGATAATCTGGATTGTTGAGGAGGGCGAAGATCGAAGGGCGAGGAGGAGGCTAGAGGCGAGGAAGTATTTTAGGAAACATTTTCTTTTGGTTGGTTTGAGTTACGAGTTAGGGGAGGGTTAGGTATTAGTCTCTCCCGTTTCGTTCGTTAGGGGACGTTTGTGGAGGTCGTTTTTTTGTCAATTAGGCGAAGTTTACCAAATCTTTTTTTATATATTTCTATGGTCCCGTCATTAAGCCAAACTTCTAACTTACCTTCGTTGGCATGAAGTGCTTTTGGAGTTTTTAACCACTCCTCTTCCCTTATCCTCTCTCTTGCTTTATCTACTGCGTCTTTAAATTCAGTCATTAGCTTTTCTCCCTCTTCTTTCTATTTTCAGCAGCCTTGAGTTTTCTGTCGTAAGACTTTCTTGCTCTTGGTTTTAGTTTTGGTTTACGTTTCATTGTCGGACTCCTCCTCTTTAATTACTTCATCTATAATTTTGTAAGTCTCATCCAGTTCTCCGGCTATATTTCCTTCGGTGTACTCTAAAATTGCATAGTCGAGTTTACTTCTAGCTTTCTTTAATTTTTTTATGATCTTACTCATTGTCGGACCCCTCAAAATTAAATAGCCAAAAATTTATTGAGGACCCTTCGTGGAAGTCAGCATGCTTGGTAACTCTTGGTGAGTTTTTCCAATCTACTACAGGAAGTCCATCTTTGTTTTTAACAACCCTTCCGTTTTTGTGCTTTTTATAAACTCTCTCAGTTTCCTGGTATTCAAACTCTGAACAGTCTATGTGGTCAGTATTGAAATTCATGCCGTATTCTTTTTTGACGTAATCGGCAATCGCTTCTTTCACTTCCCAATCGTGTAACTCAATTTTCATCTTTTTTCTCCCCGTTTTTGTTAAAAAAATTATCTCGCAGTTGCTTGGCATAATCTAAGAAAGATTTTCTATCCTTCTCGGTATTAGGAATCCATGCTTTGCTCTTTGTTAAGCCTTTTTCTTTTTGCCTCTTTTCGTAGGCTTTTACGTCTTCGGTATTAGTCATTAGTTTTTCCTTTTGTTTTGTTCTGCTTGTATGGCCTTTCTTTTGGCCTGGAGTCTATTAAATGAAGCATCACTCATTAAGTGTTGCTCTTGGTTTAATTCATTATTGATGTCGTATAACTGGCGTTCCAGCTCTGAATCCGAATAATTGCTGTAGTCGTAAGTTTTCATAAGTTTTCTGTTAAGTGGTTGATGATGTCTGATCTAGTCAGCTTGTGGAGGTCGTGATCTTTTAAAATCTCCCTTTCGTGGTCGTGTAGGACCACAATGGGGATGTTTTCCGTATGGAATATATAAAAGCGTACCTCTCTCTCCAGTCTTTCTGAGTAGAATTTCTGTTGTGTTCCTTCTTTTATGTCTAGTCTCATTGTCTATGCTCCCAGTTGGAAAAGGAATAGAAGAGAGAAAGCCAGTAATATTAGAAACCAGCCAAACATTAGCAGCCTTGAATCGTTGAAATAGTGGCGCAATCTTTTTTCATTGGTTCTGTAGTTTTTCATTGTGAGACCTCGTTAGATTTAGGCTCAAATGAAAGAATGGCATTGGCCATAAAAGACCAATAATTCTCACATACTCTTTGAGCAAGTTGCTCGCTAGGGTTTGGATCAATAGAGCCCATTTCAATAGCTAGATCAATAATATCTTCATAATAGAAAGGTATATTAATAGCTAATCCGCTTAACCATTTGGAAAGCGCTTTCTGTTTGCCTGTCCTTCTGATTTCGTGACCATATTCAGAGTAAAACCTATTAAATAAATAATTGATTTTTTCTTCTTCTGTTAAAGATTTATTGATTAAAGAATCTTCACTATCCAAACAATTAAGAATGTATTGTTTATAGTTCTTTTTATAAGCGGTATGATGTAATGTCATTTTTCCACCTTATTTAATTTAGCTTCTACAATTCTTGCTACTTCAAAATCAATGCCCAAGTTCTTTTCAAAATTTGGATGTTCATAATCTACTGGTCGTAAGACTGGTGAGCCATCAAACGAAGTATAAGCAAGTTCAAGCGCATACTTTATGATTTTTACTTCGTCTTTGTTTAGTTTTACATTTATCATTTTTACCTCCTCAGGCTTTGTTGACAATATGATTGTCTCATAAATGATGTCCTCATGTCAACCCCTGAGAACAAAAAAAGAACATTTAATGTAAAAAAGTGTTAAAAAGGGCTAGAATATAAGGATTATGGAACAACAAACAGTTAAAAGAGGACGTAAAAAACTACAATTTACAGAAGAGCAATTAAAAGAAGCTGGAAGGTTGGCCGGGTTAGGCTTCTCGGAAAAGTCTATTTGTGAAGTGGTTCTAGGCTGTTCAGTTTCTACTCTTCAAAGAAATAAAAAAAGAAGTGATAATTTTGACCATTATATAAGGGAAGGAAAGCTGAAGAGTATAGAAGAAGTTTCTTCCGCTCTTTTTGATAGTGCAACTGGCAAGAATGGAAGGGACCCTTCTGTTTCGGCTCAAATCTTCTTTTTAAAGAATAAAGGGAAGCAAGCCGGGAATGTCTGGGCTGACGTTCAACAAATAGAAACTTCCGTCAACCTGGATTCCGTTCTATTAGAAGCTAAAAACAGACTAGATAAGGGACGAACAAGGGACGAGCTGCCGAAATACGGCGGAGAAGTGCATAGAATCAGTACGGCGTCTCAGTTACCGAAACAGAAAGAAGAAAACCTGTCCGATAATCTCTCCTCCTCCTCGGACAAAACGAAGGACAGGCTAGAAGGCGGGGAACAAGTCGCCAACTCTCCGGCGACCCCCCCTTTGCTTGATGCGTAGTGGTACGTTATTTGTAACTGATGAACTAAAATTTTTTTATTTTTATGAATAGACCTGAATTAACGCTTTTATTTGTAAATCTAACTTTTGGCCTCCTCGTTGTTTATTTTATTTTTTTATAATGGCACGCAAAGCAACCTTTAAAGCAGTATCATCAAGAGACATATCTCGCCATCGCTATAAAAGAACATCCATTGGCAACTCTAAAAACAGTTTTGGTTCTGGCAGAAACAAACGTAACGACAGGAAGAAATACAGAGGACAGGGATGAACTTCTACAACTTCCTGATGAAAAACCAAGAACGTGACGACAAAATGGGTAGATTTGCAAAGAAGGTTCTTGGTGATTGTAACTACCCATCAGACAAACCATACATAGAACAACTTAAATACTTGGAAGAAACAGACTCATCAATAAAAACACTACAGGCTTTCACAGACACTTATAAGGTTTACTTGGATAAAAAATGAAATACAGCGCAGAACAAGAAAAAGAACTAATGCTTGAGATATGGTCGATGAATGTAAAAGACGACCCGCTCAACTTCGTTAAATTCATCTTCCCCTGGGGTCAAGAAGGCACCCCCCTCGAAGACTTTACAGGACCAAGAGAGTGGCAAGAAAATATTTTGCGAGAAATTACGATGCACATCCAACGTAATCAATCTATGGAACTACCAGAGATGTTCCGCCTAGCCGTAGCATCAGGTCGTGGTATCGGCAAATCAGCCCTAGTCTCATGGTTAATACTGTGGATGCTTTCAACCAGACTAGGATCAACCATCATCGTCACCGCCAACACCGAACAACAGCTACGCTCAAGAACTTGGGCCGAACTCGGTAAGTGGCTAACACTATCCCTTAACTCTCATTGGTATCAAAAGACCGCTACAACCATAAAACCCGCGCCTTGGTTTGAAGAAGCGCTAATCAGAGACCTCAAGATAGACACCGGTTACTACTACGCACAAGCACAACTATGGTCTGAAGAAAATCCAGACGCATTTGCCGGTATTCACTCATCTTACGGAGTGTGTCTTATCATGGACGAAGCATCGGGTATTCCAGCGCCCATATATAGCGTTTCCGAGGGTTTCTTCTCCGAACCTACCCCGGACCGTTACTGGCTAACTTTCTCCAATCCTAGACGAAATACGGGGCCTTTTTACGACAGTTTCCATTCCAGACGTAAATATTGGAAAAATGAACAGATAGACAGTAGAACCGTAGAAGGCACCGACCAAAAACTATTTCAAACCATGCTTGACCAATACGGCGAAGATTCAACCGTAGCTAGAGTAGAGGTATTGGGAGAATTTCCTAGTGCCGATGACGACACAGTTATACCTATGGAATTAGTACGAGCAGCTATAGGTAGGGATGTAGCGCTAACCGCATCAGAGCCGATAGTATGGGGACTAGACGTAGCTAGGTTTGGCGGCGATAACTCAGCGCTTTGCGTTAGGCAAGGAAACACAGTTCTTGAAATTAAGACTTTTAATTCTATGGATTTAATGCAATTGTGCGGTGCAATAAAAAATAAATACGATGACGAAACTGTAATAAGCAGACCTCAAGAAATCTTAGTAGACGTAATAGGTTTGGGAAGCGGAGTAGTTGATAGGCTTGCTGAACAAAATCTTCCGGTTAGAGGAGTGAATGTTTCAGAGTCTTCATCAACGAAAAAGAACTATTTAAACCTAAGGGCGGAACTGTGGTTTGGTATAAAGGACTGGTTGGGGCAGCGAGATTGCCGTCTTCCTAACGATGATGATCTTGTTGCAGAATTAGCTGCCCCCATTTACAAATATACCTCAACAGGAAAAATAAAAATAGAGTCAAAAGAAGAAATGAAGAAAAGAGGGATAAAATCACCAGACAGAGCAGACGCACTGGCACTAACAATGGCATCATCGGCTGCTTCTTTTGGTGGAACTTCTACCTTCATGGGGTATAATTTCAAAAAACCATTACAATCAAAAATATTTAGAGTGGGATAATTTCATGGAATACGACAAAGACGAACAATTAGAAGGCAAAGAACACAAAAAAGATCACGATGATTACCAGGAACTTGAAGGTATTCTTAAGGCCG